TGGCAGGTTTCCCAGCATGAAGGATGGCGGTCCTTCTTGGTATGGGATGATTATGGACACGAATGCGCCGGAAGAGGACCATTGGTGGCCTATCATGGCGGGGATGACCCCGATTCCAGAGAACATCCCGCATGAAGAGCAGCTTATGTTGCGTCGTCCAGTTGACTGGGCCTTCTATCACCAGCCCCCTGGTATGCTTGAGATCATGGGAAGCAGCGGGAAGGATGTTGTTGGGTATAAGGTGAATCCGGTAGCTGAGAATGTTAAGAATTTGACACCTTCGTACTATGAAAAGATAGTTCAAGGTAAGACCAAGTCCTGGATAGACGTATATATAATCAACCGGCTTGGCAGCATAGAGACAGGGCGCCGGGTTTACCCGACATTCAACGATGATGTTCATGTTAGCCCCTCTCCGCTGGACGCTGTGGAGTCTTTACCTTTGTATGTTGGTATAGATTTCGGCCTTACCCCTGCTGCGGTATTTGGTCAGCACTTATCTAGTGGTAGATGGGCTATTCTTGGCGAGCTCGTAACGATGGACATGGGTACGCAGCGCTTTGGTGAGCTTTTGCGTGCAGAGATAAGCAAGAGGTTCCCTAATATTGCTAACATTCATTTTTATGGTGACCCGGCTGGTGACCAGAGGGCGCAGACTGACGAGCGGACGCCTTTCAGAATACTAAAATCCTTAGGTATCAGCGCATTACCGACCCATACCAATGATCCGGTCGTGCGGATTGAGGCTGTTGAGGGGATGTTAAACCGTATGGTGGACGGGTTGCCGGGCCTTTTGATTGATCCAAGCTGCAAGACATTAAGGCAGGGATTTAGGAGTGGTTACCAGTACCGCAGGTTAGCTGTTAGCGGTGAGGCACGTTATGAGGACAAACCATCCAAGAATAAGTTCAGTCATGTGCATGATGCGCTCCAGTATCTAGCCTTAGGTGGTGGAGAGGGGAAGGCTGTATTAGGTGTGTCTCCTTTGAAGGCATCTCGCGTTATGAAACGGGACTTTTCTGTCTGGGATATGCGGGGATCGAAGAAGAGGTCAGGATGGTCGAGCCTCCGTCAAGGTGGTTTGTAGGTTTCATTGATGGCAAGGTTCCACGCCCTTGGTATTGGCTAACGCGACCGGGATTCCGTCATTGTTTTTGTTTTTACTACATGCCTGAGCGTGATTGTTGGTGGTTCTTGGAGTGGACGGCATATCGGCTTCATATTGAGCCCTTGGTTGGGGATCAAATTGATGCAATCTTTTATTTGCTTCGCACTAAGGGTACATGTGTAGTAATAGACTGTGAGGATTTGCCTCCTGCGGCTAACCATGGTACGGCTCCTATTTACTGTGTATCATGGGTAAAACAACTCTTGGGGTTGCGCGGTTTTATTTTAACTCCATACCAGTTGTTTTGTGCTTTGAAGCGTTATGGTGGCGATATCATATACGCACAGGAAGGAGAATGAGATATGGGATTCGGTAGTAGAAGTAGAGCGCCAGCGCCAGCCCCAGACCCTGAGGTTGCTAGGATTCGGGAAGAGAATAAGCAAAAGCAGATTGACGAAGATATTCGCCTTACGAAACGGGCTGAGGAAGAACAGGCTGCGATTCAGAGGCGTCTTCGTGGTAGTCGTTCCTTGTTTGCGAGGGGGCAGGCTGGCTTCCCAGATGATGATGATGATAAATTTAAGGATAACTTAGGTGTTGCCTGATGTCTGTATCGGATGATCTTCATAGGTTCGAGCGCGCTAAGCATAGACGTGCTACATGGGAAAGTGTTTGGCAGGAAATCTTTGACTACACGATGCCAGCGCGTGATGGCTTGCGTGAGTTTTCCCCTGGTACACGGCGTGATGATCTCATCTTTGATGAGACGGCTGTGGTTGGGGTTCAGGAATTCGCGAGCCGGATGCTTTCGGGGATGGTGCCGGATAATATGCGGTGGGTGCGTCTTACCCCTACCCCTGGTGTATTACGCGGTAGAGAGCCCGCCGAAATATCCCGGTTACAGGGGCAGCTTGATGAAGCGAATGCTGAAGTTTTCCAGTATCTACAATCTTCTAATTTCCAGGCTGAAGCTTTTGAAAGCTTTCTCGATTTGTCTCTTGGCACCGGGAATCTGACCTGTTGGGAAGGCAGTGCTACTCAGCCGTTGAGATATCAGAGCGTTCCCACGCATGAAGTTTATCTTGAGGAAGGACCGTTTGGGAATGTCGACGCACAGATGCGTCTGCGCAAGGTTGAGCCTAATATGATAAAGATCATCTGGCCTTCGGGTAGGGTGACGCGGAACATGGATGAGAAAATGGGGAAGATGTCAGCGGGCATGCACCCCATGGATGACAGCAAGGTTGAAGTCCTTGAGACTGTATCACGAGATTGGAGTAGGCCGGAAGAAGAGGTCTACCTGTATAAGGTTATCGATAGAGCTGATAATGCCTATATATTTGAGGACGAGTTTGTAGGTATTGGGTCTAATCCTTGGATTTCATTTCGCTGGAGTAAGGGAAGCGGGGAGATTTATGGGAGAGGCCCAGCATTTAATGCCATGAGTGCGATCAAAACATGCAATCTTGTCATTCAATTGATACTTGAGAATGCGGAGATGTCTATCGCGGGCATCTGGCAGAGCGATGATGATAGTGTAATCAATAGTGACAACATCCGGTTAGTCCCTGGTACAGTTATTCCTCGCGGTGTTGATAGTACTGGCTTGCAACCGCTTACTCCCGGCGGGGATTTCAATGTTGGCGATATAGTGCTGAAAGATCAGAGGCATAATATCAATCGAGCTCTATATAATGAATCTTTGGGGCGGCGTGAAGGCACACCGATATCTGCGACCGAGGTTGCGGAGCGTATGGCCGAATTATCTCGTCAGGTTGGTAGTGCGTATGGGCGTTTGCAGAAAGAAATGGTTTTCCCAGTCTATAAACGTGCTGTTTATTTGCTCAGGGACCAGGGGCGGATCGAATTACCGACCTTAAACGGACAGGATATTGAGCTACAGGCTGTATCACCCTTGGTCAGGGCGCAAAGGAACGAAGATATCTCGCAACATGTTAATTATGCTCAGATGGTAGGGCAGTTATTCGGGCCTGCTGCGGTTCAAAACATGCTTAGTCCGCAGAAATTCATAGAAAAGCTGGCTTATTGGTATGAAATTGATAGTGAGCTGCTAACAGATGAAGAGCAGCAACAGGCTAATGCTCAGAATCTAGCAGAAGCGGCAGGCGCGGCTCAACAAGCAGGTATCGATCCTATCAGTGCCGCACAAACGCTTCTTCCATGAGTGAAAAGCGCAAGACGAAGGCTCCTAGTTATTTAGTTGATGGTGTTATTAGGTCTGTCACGGCTGAACATAAGATTAATCAGACGTTACGAGAGACTTTCAAGACGGCAGCAGGGAAGAGAGCGCTTGATTACTTGAAGGAAATGACTTTATACACGGTGCATCCTCCCGGCACGGACCTTACGGTTCTTGCGCATACCGAGGGAGCCCGATATTTAGTTGGGTTGATTAGAAAACGGATAAATGACGCTGAGAGGGACTTGCCTAATGTTAAATGAACCTAGGATTCTAAGAGCGGCTGACGTAGAAGGTAATGGTGGGGGTGAAGAGGCAGCAGAAGCCCCAGCTCCAGAGGCCGAAGCTTCAACAGAAGGAGAACCTGTTCTTCTTGCAGGCAAATACAAGGATACGACGGCTTTAGAAGAGGGATATAACCAGCTCCGTACGGCTTATGATAAGAAAACTGGAGACATAAGAACTGACATAGCTAAGGAAGTCAGGGGCGAAATAGAATCCGAATACCAGCTTGTAGCGAAGGGTGATCTTCCTAATAAGGCAGAGAATTATAAGTATTCTCCTCCAGAGGGTTTAATCCCAGAGGGTTATGATTTCAGCATGAAGGCTGACAACCCTATATTCCGCAAATGGCAGGAGAAAGCGCTGGATATGGGGCTTAGCCCTGAACAATTCACTGAGGTTACCTCTCTTTATGTTGAGAACGAAATGGCTCTCTTC